GCTTAAGATGCAGCGTGATCAACTTGAGGCGCAGCTTTCTGTTCAAGACCAACAATTTAAAGAGTTTATTGAGCAGCAAAAGCTTGGTATCGCTCAACAGGAAGTGCAGATTAAGGCGCAAAGCGTTCAGGTTGACATGCTCAAAGTGCAGTCTAATGCTCAGACCGAAGCTGATAAAGCACTTATTAAGCAAGAATCAAGCCAGATGCAGCACATCCTTGAGATTCAAAAGCTTGAGCTTGAGCAGATGCGTATGCGCTTATCTGAATCTGAAAAGCTCATGGAAGAACGTAGACTTGCTTCAGAGCAACAGTTAGAGCGTATTCGTATACAAATGGATAGCATTAATAAGGGACCACAAGTTGTTGCGTTAGGAGGCGGTAATCCTTACGGTCGCAAAAAGTCCGGTAAGATCATAGCTGATGAGAATGGCAATCCAACAGGAATAGAGATACGAGAAGAACCTGTTGAAAAGCCAGAAGTTAGTGTAAAAAAGATTTGGTTAGACGATGACGGCAATCCCGCTGGCATTGAGCTTGAGTAATAATATATGGCCGATAATGTAGGATATACTCCCGGAGTAGGCGAAATTATCGCTACAGATGATGTTGGCGGAGTTCAATATCAAGTTATTAAAATTGCAATAGGCGAAGACGGTGTAGTTGATAATTTGGTCAGTGTTGATCAGCCACTTCCAACTCAAGTGCTAAATACAGTTTCAATTGAGGGTGCTTTAACAAATGCTGAATTACGAGCTACTCCAATAGATGTGCAGTTGCAAGGTAGTAGCGCTGTTGATTTAACTGGCGAATCAATTGAGGCGTTAGAAGCAACGCGAATGGGCGTGCAATCTTTGCTTAGAAGTATTGGGCAAGTAATGCCAGATACAGCAGGACGCGCAAGAGTAACAATAGAGGCTGGTACATTGCCTGCAGTTACTACAGTTACTACAGTTACTACAGTTACGACATTAAGCAATCAAACCAACATAGGCGGATTCAGCGGTACAGAGCAAATTCCAAGCTTAATGCGAATTGCTGCAGATGCTTTACGACGAAACATTTCGGTAACGTAGGTGAGTTATGACAACAACAAACGGCAATAGAAAAATACTTGATGTAAAGCGCTGGGAGTTTTTATCGCCTGCTCCTGTAGCAACAGCCGCAGGAGCTTTTATTGCTTCGTCAAGGCATTACAAACAAAGGCAATTATATGTACAGGCTGCTGGTGTAGCATATTTATATTTGCCGGAAGAAGACGGTTATGTAGTGTTAGCGTCTCCGGCTTTAGCTGGTACGTTTGGTGCAGGAGCTTGTGGAGTTGCAGGAGCGTGGAGCACTGGAACAACAGTAGGCGCTACTACACTTACAGCAACTGCTGGAACTACAACCTCTATCACAACTAATCAAACCTTAGCAGTAGATTTGCGTGGATATTCAGTGCAAATTGTCGGCGGTCCAAACGCTGGAGAAATTAAAACTATTGCAAGTAATACCATCGGCGCAAATGCTGTTATCACTTTTACGGCAGCCAGTGGATCTGCATTTTCGGCATCAACGACGTATCGCCTTGGCACTCCGGTTTGGTATGTGCTAAATGCCGGTACTTTAGCCGCTAACATATTTAAAAAATACGATTACGCAACGAATACATGGACAGCGTTACAGCAAACTGGATTACCAGCAACTATTGGAACAGATAGCAAGTTAATCTCTACGCCTTCTTGGATCGACACTGCAATAGTATCGTTTGCTACTGGAACCGCTACCGCAGGTGGTGCCAGCACACTTACTAATAGTGCAAAAGCATGGACAACTAATCAGTGGGCCAATTACCAAATCCGTATTACGGGCGGGACTGGTGCGGGCCAAATTCGTAGCATTGCCAGTAATACTGGAACCGTTATTACAGTTTCTTCAGCGTGGGCAACAACTCCAGATGCAACCTCTACATACTCAATAGAAGGCAATGACGATTACTTGTATTACATGGGAAGCAATGCGGTTACACTATATCGCTATTCTGTTGCAACTAATACATGGACAACTTTATCACCAACCGCTGCTCGTGGCGCAGCTCCAGGTGCCGGAATGTCAGGGCATTGGATTTATAGAGTTACGGAAGCAGATTGGAATGTTGAGAATACTTATCTTAATGGGAGATACATCTATTCGTTTCGCGGAGCAGCCGGTACGGGGTTGGACAGGTATGACATTGCTTTAAATACGTGGGAAAACATTTCAACTTATATGCCAGGTATTGAAACGTTTACTACAGGCTCAAAATACATTTACTACAAAAACGATATATTTACTCAAAAAGACGCAACGGGACGTTGGTTTAGATTTAACGTGCCACGACGTGAACAAGTCGGTTTTGGTACTATGACATATACACAAGGAGCTGCTGTTGCAGGAGACACCGCTTTTGATGTTATTTATAAAGATGGCGCTACGGAAATTGTGTATTTAAATATGATTTTAAACACAAGTACAGTACTGCTTAGGCAAATGGTGATATAATGACACTAGCTGATCTAATCATAATTCTAAAAAATAAATTAACTGTTTTAAGTCAGTTAAAAACGTCAGCTATAAATTGTGGTGAACTCGATCAAGTAATTAAATTAGAAGAAGAGGAAACTGCTACTACTCTACTTATTGCGCAGTTAGAACATACGCAAACTGGTATGTAACACTTATGTTAACAACACTGCTGACACAGCAAGGCGGGCCTTCACCAGCAGTAATTGTTGATACGTCTGACATTCTTGACAGATATAGACGTAAAAAATCTGAATCTAAAGAAGAAGAAAACATTGCGGCGCAATTATTAAAAGCGCGACAGAAGCGGTCTGATTTAGGTAAAGAACAAAAGAAAATAGTTAATTGGAAAAGCTTAATTTACAAAGCTATTCACGGGGCACAAACAATTGAGGAATTGGAAGCGGTACAACCACCGCCGATACAAACTGATTCTCCAGAAATTGTTGCTGCTATCCTAGCAGAAATAGAAGAACGCAAGGCAGCAAAACGAGCCGAAATTGAGCTACGAATGGCTCAAACCAAACTCAAAATGCAGGAAGCCGCTCTACAATCTGTTAAGCTAGAAAATGAAATATCTGCTAAATTAGAACAGCAAAGACAGGCAGTAGCAGTAATTCAGGCATTACAAGAGCAGGTAATGGCTCGTCATGCAATGGCAATGCAAATAGCTGAAGACTTGCAAAATAAAGCTTTTGCTGAATTGCGAGAAGCTGAGCAAAAAGCGCAAGAATTTACACGTAAACGAAACAATCGTATTAAACGATTAAAAGCATTAATGTGGTTAGCTAAATTGGACTTATGAAATACCAACTATTCCAATATTGTTCCGTTGCAGACAAAGTTGTCCCAATTGCAGAGGTTCAGCGCCGTGCACAAAGCAATGCTCGTGACCTGTTTATTCAGGACGAGATGGAGCCAACACGCAATCCGTTGAATCCAAAGGAAGTCTATACCAGTAAATCAAAGCTTAGAGCGGCTTATCGGGCTGCTGGAGCTATTGAGGTTGGTGATGCCTACGACAAAGGATACATCCCAGACCGCGAGTCTGGCGCATCCGAACATAGGCTAGTCAGCAATATGAAAGAACGTCTAATAGACAGGTATAGAAATGGAAGATAATACTCAAGAGACAAGCGTAGAAGATACCGAAGTAACCGTTGAGCGTGAGCCTGCCGAGCTTTCTATACGGCAATCGCTAAAACAAAATTTGAAAAATACACCGGTAGAGGAGGAAAGCGACGACAACGGAAGTGAGACAGAGGAGGCGACCGAGGAACCTACCGCGGCGCAGCAAGAACCTGTGCAGCAGTCTGCCCCACCTATGGCGCCACCTGCGGATATGAATGCCGCTGAAAAAGAGGCGTTTTTGAATCCAACTCCAGCTAACGCTCATATTTTACAGTCTTATCTTAACAGGCGTGCTTATGAGACACGTTCTGACTATAGCCGAAAAATGCAGGAGGTTGAACAATTAAAGCGTCAATCAGCCGGGCTATACGAGACTATCAAGCAATATGAGGATGAGTACGCAAAGGACGGCATAGCAATCTCTGACGTAGCTAAACGAGCTATTGCTTGGGATAGGCAGATGCAAACCAATCCAGTAGAGACTGCATTAGACTGGCTAGATTCATACGGGCTTAACCTAAACGATCTTGCCAATTATGCACAGCAACAGCCACAACAAGCACCTCAGTATTTGACCAGAGAAGACGCCGAGCGAATTGCTGAGGAGCGTTATCAGTCTATCCATACCGAGCAGCAAAAAAAGGCTATTGAGTACTACAATCAACAGGTTGTAAACTCGTTTATGAGTAGCAAACCACTATTTAAGGATCCAGAAACAGCCGCGCAGTTAGAGGCTGAAATGGCTCCAGTAGTTCAAGCGCTGAATCAAACTGGGCGGTATACCTCCCCAGACCAAGTGCTTGAAACTGCGTATAATTATGTGGTTAATGGCAATCCGACCTTTTCCAGCCTGGTATCAAAAATGGCTGCTGGTCCGGCCATACAACAGCAGCAAGCTACGGTCCAAAAGGCCAAACAAGCTGCAAAATCAATATCTGGCTCCGCAGGTAGCGGGTCTCCCAGAGTAGTCGCAAAAAATTTACGGGATAACCTGCAACGTCGCATGGGCGGCGAATAGGCTCTAAAGGCCATAGCGGTTATCCCAAATCGTAAAGGATAACTAACATGGCAAATTTAGAGGAAGCAATCGTAGCGACCCTGTTTGACCAGTCAGACTCCATTGCGGATGAGGTATTGCACCACAATCCGCTTTTGGCTTCGCTGGATGAGCAGGGCCTTATTCGTAAGTTCAGCGGTGGATATGAGCTTCGCAAGCCCATTATGTACAATGATGCGGCTGTAGGAGGTTTCTACGCTGGTTTTGATTCGTTCGACCTTTCAGCAATCGATGATGCAACAGCATTCCGTTTCGCTATTAAGCAGGTTTATGAGCCTGTAGCAATCAGCGGACGTGATCGTCGTGCTAACCGCGACGAGGCTATGCTTCTTGACCTTGCTGAGATGAAGATGAAGGCAGCTATCAGCCGTCTTAAGAATACCGTATCAACCTCGCTTCGTGGCGATGGAACTGGTTCCGGTGGACTTGAGTTTGACGGTATCAAGAAGGCTGTATCCACTTCTCCAGGATCTGGTACTTACGGAACTATTGACCGTGGTACTAACACTTGGGCAAGAAACCTTGCAGTAAACGTAACCCTTTCAGCTTCCAACGTTCAGGAGCAGATCACTGATGCAATCAGCCAGATCACTCGTGGCGATGAGCAGCCAGATTTGGGACTTATGGACCGTACAGCATGGAAGTTCCTTCATAGCTCACTAACGGCAATTCAGCGTATTCAGCTTCCTGCAAAGAAGGCTGTAGCTGGTTTCCGTGTTCTTAGCTACGACGGATGCGATTTCGTATTCGACGGTGGATTTGGTTCCGCAGTGCTTGAGACAAACTCATGCCGACTACTCAATACTAAGTATTGGTCGTTTGACATGGTTCGTGGCGCAGACTTTAAGCCGCTTGCTCCAGAGATGGCGCGACCGGTAGACCAGGATGCTTTCTTCACGGTAATTATCGTGGAAGGCAACTTGTGCTGTGCTGCTCCTGCACTTCAGGCTGTAATTTACGCTTAATAGTGGAGGAAACAGAATATGTCACAAGTAGGATCATTTGGAGTTAATCACCTCAGAGTTTGGGATGGGACCACTGTTCCGCTACCTGCAAAGGTAGGAGCAGTTGGAAGCACCCCAGAAGGTGATTTCGTGCTTGTTCAGGCTGATGGAGCTATTGACCAGTATGCTTTCGTGAAAATCGAGAACGACGGTCAGGCTGCTATGCTAACAACTACAAACGCTGGATCGCAGAATCTTATGGTTGGCGTAGCTCAAGTAGCTGCTGCTAACGACGAGTACCTGTGGGTCTGGATTGGTGGTGTTCACGCTGGTGGAACTGGTTCAGGAATTAAGGGCAAGGCTGCTGCATCGTATGCTGCAAAGGCTAACCTTAATACTACAGCAACTGCTGGTGTAGCTGACGATGCTTCAACAACTAAGATTGCTTATGTTGTTGGACTTGAGACGCTTACCGGAGCTGGCACTGTCACGTTGTTTTCGACAGGTCACCTCAAGGTGAACTAATTAAATGGGGGGTAGCAATACCCCCCGTTTTATGGAGATTTTATGCCAAGCGTAACAAATTTGATTGGTCTTGGTATGCCACCGGAGCAAGCATCAGAGGTGTCTAACGGTACATTTACAACCGTTACTAGCACTAATGCTGTAGTAGCTACCGCAGGTGGTGTACGCACTAAGATGGCTATCAATAACGTAAACGATACCACGCCAACAGCAGCAGAGCTTACCACTTCGTTTGGTGCTCCAGCGACTGTAGGTACTGGCTTTGTGGGAGTTGTTAAGGATAACGACACGGATACTAACTGCTATGTAGTTGTATCAAACGGCGTATCT